GTGTTTATATTGTTTGTGTTCTCTACAACAATCCCTGCAAATGTTGCCGAATTAAAAACTTCTCCTCCATTACGGTTACTCCCGATGATTGTTCGCGAGTAATTCCCTTCGGTTTCGAATTTTATAAATTGAGTAGGGTGTCCAGTATAGATACGTCTTATTGCAGCTACGTTTGTGTAAAAGTTGATTTTACTTTCGTCGAAATTGACATCCATACCACCGTTGAGTGCTTTAGCAATACCGCCAGCAATCTGTTTAGCTGACACAGCCACTGCCTGGACGCTTGTAATGAATGCATTCTTTGCGAATAACTGCTTAAACAAGGCTTCGTTTGCTGTCATTTTATTAACAAACGCTTGGTCAAAGACCATCTTACTACCATCGATACTATTAGTAGCAATCCTTGCCGCGCTTAGGTAGCCAGAGGTGATTTTCCCAGCATCTAAGCTACCGATTTTGGCAGATGTAATCACACCGTCCTGGATGTATGTCTTACCAGTAATCTGTACGAGACTACCGTCAATCTTAACAGAGCCGTCCTTATTTAGGTTGAGCTGATTAAGTACATTGCCTGTGCTGGTCAGATTTTTAATGGCATAAGACCCTGCTAACGTGCTGACTTGGGTTGATACCGCTTGGATAGCCTGGTCTCCGTCTTCTGGGGCTGGTGACCAGTCTGTGGGCATTGTTCCGATTTCCAACTTTGGATAACCAACAATAGCTTCTCCCCCAGTTTGAACATACAAATTTGCTCCGAAATCCATCCAATCATCAATGTAACTAAAGACTTGATAAATTCGTTTCTTGGGGATGTTGCCCGTTCCTGTTTCCCAAACTTCTAGCCAGTCCCTCCAAGTCAGGCCTGGTCTTTGTCCAGATGTAGATATTCCAAAGCGACCACGATCTGCAAAGACAACGTTTTTACCTTCTACCTCTACACTGACTACAAATTTCTTACCTTTTGCATGTTTCATAAAATCGGGATGGATTGCTATTGCTTTATTTCCTGATGAGATGGAAAAATCGGACTTCAGAAAATAGTTTCGACCTCCCACAGATAAATTTTCAACTCTAGCTATTAGACCTTGAGCAGTTTGGACTGCTTGACTGATTGAACTCCCCTGCTCAGAAAGTGTCCTAGTGTGAGAATTAACAGTGTCTGTAACTGTGTTAAATGCTGTAACGGTCACATAATCTTCTGGGGCTGGTGACCAATCTGTTGGCAAAACTCCAAATTCTAATTTAGGATTGCTTACTTTGATATTACCATCTGCCTGTATCCATAATGATGGAGAATAAAATTTTGTAATAGTTTTACCTTCAGGGACTGTGAATGTCTGGCTAATTCGCTTCTTGATTGTATCTTCAGCTTGCCAAACTTCCCAATAATTTATTTTTCCATCAATTTCAACTGGACAAGCCAGCCCAAACCTTTTCCGAGTATCTCTAATGGTGACATTTCGACCTTCAACATCACAAGAAATTGTAACTGTCCTGATTTTAGACAAGTTGGAAAGCAACTCTTGAGAAAGCGAGATTGTTTTACTAGCCCATCCCCCACTTATTTCTGTTTTGGAATTAAGTAGATAGTTTCTCCCACCAGCCGATGTAGGAATAAGTGCCCTCGTCTCGCTTATAGTCCGGCTAAAACTGTCCGATGTCTCTTTGACAAGATTCTGCACAGTCGTTGATAATGCATAAGGTTGCAATGCGCTATTAGTGATATATCCCCGCCCTGTGATGTTATTATCAACATCACTCTTAGTCTGATACCCTTTATCTGTGATTGCTTTATCGACTTGTGTACTTGTCAGACGTTTGCTTATTTCGTTAGCATTTTGAGTGATTTTTGCACTTGCAGTATTGATTTTCCCGTCAAGCGTCTGCGTGGTTGATGTTAGCTCGGTCAATTTGCGGTCAACTGTATTTTGATAAGTCGCCAGATTTTGCTTGGCAGTGTCAGCGGTCGTCTTAATCTCATTGAGTTTTAACGTTGTTCCGCGGACATTTTCGTCATAGGTAGACTTAGCAACGTAGTTAGTAGCAATCGCGGCACGTTCGGCAGATAACTGCTTGGCCGTTTCGGCACGACTAGCTGTAAAATACTGACTAGCTCGCGTACTTTCGCCATCCTTGTAGGTTTCGAGGCTCTCCAGACGAGTCTTAAAGCCTTCAGCCGTCTGTTGGGCGTAGGTCTTAGCCTCGACAGCCTTGCCATCTGCCAATTGGATTTGACGGGATAACTCTGCACTGGATTCCTCAGCAGAGCGCTTGTAGGTTGCGATTTCTGAACGGAGGTCTTCTGGAGAAGCTTGCCAGCCTAAATCAATATTTCCACGTCTGAGTGAAACTTTTTCAAATTCCACTTCCCCAGTAAAATCCCTTGCATATATATGAAACTCAATACGGTCTATCTGGCTACGTGGCACATTTACTTTGAAAGTAGTGGTAAACTGTACAATTCCCTTATTGTTGACTGCTTCCAAGCGGGAGGGTGTCAAATATGTTGCGCCAAACCATGTTTTTGCGCTGTCGTTCTTTATACCACTTATATAAAGTGCAAGATATGGATTTATACTACCAGCCGCATAATTAGAGACCTTAACTGAGATTGATGCTATGTATACCTGACTAACATCGTCATTAGCTGTCTGAGACTTGATACTTTGGTAAATATATTTAGTTTTATTAAATTCTCCTGTAATTCTCGCTTTACCGCCAACTATAGTTACCCCAGTTCCTTGCCATTGGGTCAAGTTTTGGTTAAAAGAGCTATTGAGCAGAAGGTTGTCTTCTATCCGCAAACTCTCAAACCGTTCCGTCACACCATCAATTCCGCTTTGCAAATCAGCAGTCTTACGATTGATACTATCAATCTGCCCAGACTGAGCATTGACAGTCTGCGTTAAAGCCTCGTACTGCGTCCTCGTTTGGCTCAGGGTGTCTTCTACGGTCTTGGTCCGACTGGTAACGCTAGCGATGTCTCCAGTCGCCTTGTTGACGGTTTTAGACAACTCTGCGACAATGGACCTTGTACCATCTGCCAGACTTTCCACTGTCGACACACGATTAGTCAATGCCGTCTGCGCTTGTGCTTGTGCCAAAATCTTGCTCGCTTGCAAGTTTAGATCATTCCGCAAAGCTGTGGCACTTGCTTGGCTATCCCTCGCCTTTTGGTCTGCACTAGCGATTGCTGATTGTAGCTCAGTCTTAGCAGTATTTAACGCTTGATTAACGGTCGCAACCTGCGCTCTTGCATCTGCGATAGCTTCGGTCTTGACCTGGTTAGCTCTAGCGATGGCGTTTGCCGCATCTGCCTTGGCCTGGTTGGCAAGCGACTCGACAGACTGGGTTTTAGACAGGATGTTCGCAACCTCTCTGTCGTGTTCCTGTTCCTGGGATTGCATGGATTGGTTGACTTGGGCGATTTCAGTATCAATTTCCTGTTTAATAGCGTCAGCATACCGCTCAGCCTCAGCTTGGGCTTGCTCGATACCGTCATTGATTTCGGATTTGGCTTTGTTAATTTTTTCATCGAATTCCTTATCCTTATATTCCAGTTGCTGTTGAACCTCTGCTTCGATCTCAGTAGACATTTGCTCGATGCGCTTGCCTAAAAATCCCTTATAAGAATACTGAGTATCATTACCAGCTTTGCTGTCTGCACTAATTTTGGATTTTAGACCGCCCTTGAAATTAAAAGATTGACTCAGTACAGGGACTTTAAAAGTCTCGTTTTTGTTTGTTTTTAACGTAATCCATTGCCCGACATCCAGTTTTAGGTGTCCTTGCCAATCAAGAGAAAATGGATAATACTTGATTTCTTTCAAATCATAATACAAATCGTCTAAGATATTCTGTATCATGAAGCTATTTTCTAGCTCTAAAGAGCGACCAGTTCGCAATCCAACTGTTAACGTCTCTTTGTCTTTCTTGCAAGTGATACCTGCAATCTGGTACATAAGTTCGCTTTTAGTCAGGCCGTGCAAAAAATAATTATCAGCAGTAATTGTGATATTTGATTCAGTCAACCCACGAATTTCCAATTTGCCTTTTCTGTTAAAAAAAGCAGAAAAGCCAAGCAATTGAATCGCTTGACTTAGTACTTCTCTAAAAGTAATGTCCTTTTTATCCGCTTTTGATTGGATATGATGCTGAATCGCTCGGAAACCTAAATCATCTGTTTCTAACTCTACTCCTGTCTTTACACAAATTTCGCGAATGACATCTCTAATCTGTGCCGGGTAAGTCAGGTCAGAAATATAAGGTTGATTGAGCTTGAACATCCCATCCATCAGATCTAATTCTGTGGTATTCCTGTTGCGGTCGATGTTAATATCGTTGACAAAATACTCACCCATTGCAACCCACTCGAAGGAATCGCCAACTTTTAGTCCTATCTCTGGATAAACTTTATCCAATTTGTTAAAGCTAGTGATGATAGATGTAAAGGTCAATTTAGCCGAACCAGCAACTGTTCCGCCAGGTTTTAAAGTATCGCCGCTGATATATCCATAATTGAAACTAGCTTCTTTGATGTCGCTAGAAGTATAGGCGCCTGCACGAATAGCAAACACCCTATCTTTAGCTAACATAGCTTGGTTAAATGTTACCGTGTGAACCACCTTACCTCTCTATTAAACTAAATTTTAAACCGCTCCATGGTTTGAGTTTTTCATCAAATGAATATGCTGGTGCTGTTCTGTCACCAACATAGAATGTTTTAGAGGTCTGCCCTAAGATAGGGTCCGGATAGGATACTTCAAAGAAAACAGGCTGAACAGCATTCTGTATCTGAGCCATCTCAGCCTGTGTCAACATCCCCCAATCACATTCCAATTTGCGCTTGGTTGTAATCCTATCCCTGACCATGTCTCCGTTAGCATTTCGACCTGTCTCGCCATCTACATCATTGATAGCGACTTGAAAAGATTTAGGAGGTACTACTGTAACTCCATTGATAATCAATCGACTCATGTTTCCCTCCTAAATGTTTAATAACAGTTCGCCAGCTTGCGCCTGTGCTTTGTTAATCTCATCAATCGCAAAGCGTCCGAATTCTCGGCTGCCGATATTGATGACGATGTCACCACTTGGCAATCCAGACGATTGCGGTAGACCTCCGCCCAAAGCATTAACAACTGCACCGCCGACAACTCGTCCCATTGTTTGCAGGAAGCCTGTATTTTCCAACGGCATAACTACCTCTTTACCAGCCTCCCCAATCATGGCAACGGTAGGGCTGTCCACAATACCACCACGGGCAAGACGAGGAAGGTTGACGTAGCCAATGCTACCTAGGCTAACGCCTGGAATGTTATTGATTAAACCAATAACACCGTTAATCATACCGATAAAGCCATTTACAGCGTTCTCAATAGTGGCAAACACACCATTCATCGCATAACGAAATGCACCAGAAACAGCAGTTGCTACAGCGCCACCAATGTTGCTAAACCAACTGACGATGTTATCATAAATGCCACGGAAAAATCCTACAACATTGCTGAAAGCATTTGTAATACCATTCCATGCCTCAGAAAACTTCTGTCCAAACCATCTACCTACGTTGGAAAATATATTCTCAACATCTTTCCAGCGGTCACCAAACCATTTACCTAAACCTTGGAAGATGCGGACAATAGCATCCCATCCAGCCTGTAATATTGCAACAATGGTATTCCAGACACCTTTTAAGAATGATAGAATGACGTTCCAAACGAACATGAAAATAGACGACAGTAAATCCCACATTCCTTTTGCTACTTGAACAATGCCGTCCCAAGCCTTTTCCCAGTCGCCTGTAAATACACCGACCAGAAACTCGATGATACCGCCTAGGATTTTTAAAACAGCTCCTAAAACATCGAAAACAACATTCCACGCTTGCACGAACCATTCTGCAAGTGTTTGGAATATTGGAACAAGTACTGGTAGTATGTTCGCTGCAATCCAATCAAAGAGTGGCAAAAACCCCTCTTCCCATACAACTTTCAATAAATCTACTACTTGACCGAATGCGTATAGGAAATTATCAACAAAAGGCTGAATATGGTTATCAAACATATCAGAGAACAATTGTCCGATGCTATCTAATACTGGTTGAACATCATTGTTCCAACTGTCTATCAGAGTGCCAAAGATAGAACTGAAGCCCTCAATGAACGAATCAAAGAACGGCTTTAAGTGTTCATCATAGGTTGCATTTAAGCTGATAAAGGTATTCTTGAACAAGTCCTTGATAGACGCGAAGATAGGTTCTACAGCTGATAATAAGCCGATAAATGCCGTTGTAATACCTGCTTGATTATCTACGGCTAGACGCTCCCAAAACGCCCAAAAATCTCGTTCAATCTTTCCGGTTATATCATCTATCCCCATCCGGATATAGATTAGTGAGGAGATAATGGCAGAACCGATATCGGTCGCTGCTACGCTTGTGATTGTATCGTAAAAAATTTGACCAATAGCCTGAGCTAAATTTCCGATACTAGTGATAGTGTCGCCTTTTATCTCAAATTGTCTAATTAGCCAATTCTTTATATCGAGCTTAGTTTCTTTTAAGGATTTATCTAGACTTTCGGCAATAAAGACTGCAATGCCCATCACGACATTTGCGACAGCTCCCGTTCCTTGTCCCAGAGCGTAGGATAATTTCTCGCCAAACCTTGCTGCTGCTTGCAAGACAGTTCCGTCTGCAAAGATGTCTTTTAGAGATTGCCAGATACCAACCAAAGCGTTTTTAAAACGGTCCAAGCTGTCAGCTCTAAACGACATATTAAAGCCGTCTTTAAACAGGTCTTTTAATTTTGAGAGGTAATCAAAAAGAGGTTGTAGGGTTTTATCCCATCCGTCAAATATGGACTTAAACTGGTTGTCCATATCAGTCAATTCTATTTCAGGTAAGATGTCAGTTCCGTTCCCAGAACTCCCTCCCTTGCCATTTTTGCCGCCCTTCCCTCCGCCGGAACCGCTACCAGCTCCGTCTGAGTCGTCTTTGTTCAAATTTAGGGTAGTGATTTCATCGAATCCTGCTAAGCCCAGAAGTTCTTTAGCAGCTTTCTTAGCTGATTTGGCAGTATCATCTAGATTGTCTGCAGTCCCACCGGACGCGTCATCTACACCGTCCATGGCATCGCCTAGACCGCCTACTGCGTCATTTGCGTTTTGTGCACCCTGAGCAAGATTTCCGATTGCGCTATTCTTCACGTTGGCTTTTTTGTTAAACATCAAACCGATAAACTCAGCAAGTTTAGCAGTGACATTTTTGAGTACCATCGCAAAAGAATTTAGCACAGGCATCATGGCATTAATAATCGGTAACATAGCATTACCAATATTTAGCGCCGCATCGCTCAAAAGCGATTTGAACAAGCTAATACGCCCGTTTACAGACTGTTGCAAGGTATTGCCGTACTTGGCTGTCGCTTGCTCCAAAATAGCCATCAAGCGAATTTGTTGCTGGGTATTGTAGTCTAACTGTTGCCAAGATTGCCCGTTCGCAAATCGCTTAAAGGCATTTGTGGACTCAATCATGGCGACATTGACGTTGATTCCAAGGTCTTCAATCGCTTCGGTGTTCCCTAGCAAGCCTGATCGGATACGTTCCATAACATCTGTCATGGTCCGTCCGCTACCTTGCGCAATAACAGCAGATGTCTGTAACATCTTGCCTGTATAAGCGCTCAGTTTGTCGGAATCTTTGATAAAGTTGGAAAATAGATTGGAATAGACAGCTCCGTACTTGGTAGCTTCTCCAACACTCATATTCATTGCGTTGGCATTGTTATCAATCCACTTTAAAAACGCTTGGGAACTTTCGCCCATCTGCCGTTTGATTTGATTGACTGAAGCACTCACTTCAAGAGCCATCTGCGTAGAATACATGCCGAGGTCTAACATTTTCTTGCCTAGGTAAGCTAACGCAGTAATCTTAGCAAGTTTGCCCAAAGCAGCCGCCATACCACCAGCTTGTTGACCTACACGCTCTCTAAGACCTTTTGTCTTGTTTTCAATTTTGTTTTGAGTTTGCTTCATCTGAGATTCCAATTGCTTCATCTTTTTTTGAAATGGAGCAATCTCGCCTTCGACAATAACTCTCAACTCTTCTAAGGTTGTAGCCATAGTTCCCCTCCTTTCCATGTTATCTTATTCGGAAGTTTTGAATCTTCCTCTCATTCTTTCAGCAAAAGCCCTCATCCGTTCGCGATGAATTATCAAATCTCTCTCAATTCGAGCTTGTTCTATCTGTCGCCTATCCTCTTCGAACAAAGTAGGGTAGAAGTCCCAAATGTCCGGTGCTTCACCTTTTTCCTGGAACATCATGGAAACAAAACGAGCTATCATTTGCGATTGAACAAAGTTATGCGAAGCAATTTCTTTCTGTCTCTGGAATTGTTGCCTGTTGTAACTCTCGACCAACTCTTTCAATTCCAAAAGAGTGTATTCCCAAAAAGAAAACGGGTCTACCCCTGCATCTAATGCTGTTGGATAAAACCCGTTAATCAATTCTGCGACCGAACAAGGACCAGAACCTACTCGACTACTGTCAACGTCGGTTCTTCCTTCTCCTTGTTCCGAGGAATAAAACCCGATACTTCAAACAATGGTACGATGATATCGGACATCAATTCAGTTTGTCCGTAGCCTTCATCAATGTAATCATCGAACAAGTCATAGACATCATCCAATTTGATACCATGATGGAACTTCTGCAAAGCACCTTGAACAACCAACAACATGACCTTCAAAGGCGGTAGATTGAACTGTTCGCCTGGTTGTGGCATAAAGATTTTGAGCAAATTAACGCCCAATTTTTCTTCAACTTCACAGGCTTGGCGAGTGCTAAGACGCAATTTATAGTCTGTTCCCTTGACGGTCCAAGTGATATATGGTTTACGTGTTGACATTTATACCTCCTTAAAGTGCTACTGGATCAGTGAATTCTAAATCTGACTGTAGAGCCAATTTCAATGTAAATTCGATTGCAGAATTCACGCCTCCACCGCCCAATTTGACTGCGATTTGAGCCGAGAAATGCACCTTCGTACCATCTGGGTATTCTTGTTCAAAGTGACGAACAGCCTTGGCATCTGCCAGTTTACGCAAAGTACGATAACTAGAAGTTGTTTTGGAATTCTCATACTTGAATTTATATTCCAATTCACCAGCGTCACCAATACCAAATTCATACTGCTTAATGGTATCCGCAAGGGTCGTATTCTCAACTTTCTCAGGGTCAATACCAAGTTCTGGAACTTCTTTCAAGCCCTCGATAACTGTATAGCTAGACCCTTTGGTCTCGCTCATTTTCAATTTAATTCCATTCGCTAACATGTTTTATCCTTCCATTCTGTATTGGTAAACGATTCGGGAGTTTAGATCTAAAATCCCCTCAAATCGCATGACTTTGTGTCGTAAGTGCGTTGGGTCGGGTGTATCCACGCTGGATGTACGTTTTAGCCCGAGAGATGCAAAAATCGCATCAATCGCTACTGCTAATTCTGACGTACTATCATTGTGGAAAATATCGACCTTGTAGCGCAAATAGGACATCTGTTCTGTATCATCTGTAATCTCGTAAGGCTTGTTTTCCTCTTCTAAGTAGATGATAACCGGGAAATTCTCCCAATCCTGCGGATAAGTATCTGTCACATTGTCCGCAACCTCTTTCAATTTCTTGTAAATGATGGGCTTAATATTTATCATTTGCTGACCTCTTCAATCAATTTTCGCTTAACATATCTGTTGATGTTCTTAGTGACCCGTTCCTCATTATCCTTAAGTGCTGGATAAAGATACGGTTGGGCAACTTGACCAAACATCTTGTAAAACTCGCCAATCTTGGGGAAACGATAAGGACCGGCATCAATCTGAGACTCGTGGACATACCAAGGTGTGCTTCGATAGGACACGCTGACTTCTGGCGAAATGCCTGCATGGTTTGTTGCGCCTTTTGGACCTGTTCCAAATTCGACAAATCCACCATGGTCCGACGTACTTACGACTTCAGCTCTTGGATTCCCAGGCTTGGACATGCGGACCTTGATACCCGCTCTCAAATCACCATCGTTGACAGGAGCTCGCAACTTTGCATCAGCTTGTACAACATTCTTAGCAGCGTTGTGTACAGCTTTCGCTATGATTTCGGTCTGTCGTTGACTAGACAATCGTTTGAGCTTCGAGATTAACCTATCAGCACCTATCAATCGCGACATTGTTCCAACTCCAAGACTTGATGATTTGTATATCGCTTTATGGATATGACTTTATGGGTTACTTTATCGCTGTTGATACAAAAGCCATCGCCTTCATCTATAAGAGTCTCACGGTCTACCAAGCAATTCAAAATATATGCCAATCTCTGACCGTATATCTCAGCTTGTAAACGACCACTAGCAGGCCATATCTCGGCCCGTATCTCAGTAGAAACATCGCTGTAAGTAGCTTTCTTGATACCCTCATCACTCGTCACTATGACAGCTTTACGAATCAGATACGGCTTCAGTCGGTTTCGCTTCAAACGCACGACCTGCCACCCTTGCGAGTCTATGACTCCGAATACCATTCAAAATAGTATCTGACAGCCCGTCTTTATAAGACACAGACACGCCCCCTTCACTCCGTGATGTTTCGCCCTCGCTTCCTTGGCGATTGAACAACTCGAGTGCCACTTCCAGTTGCAAACCTTCCAGCGCTGGCGTAAGCTGACTTCGATTTGTCTCAGTCAAAATGATATTTTTTGCCCTCAAAAGCAAAGACGAGAGGATTTTATCATCACTCTCGCCTGTTAAAGTTTTTAAATCTTCTAGCATATCCGCCCCCTATTTTGCAGGAGCTTCTGCTCCTTTGGTCTTGATTTCTTCAATGTAATCAGCCAAATTCACGTCTTGCAATTTAGCGTTTTTCTTCATCTGCTTATGACGTTCCTTGGTCAATTCGATGATATCGTTAACACGATGAACAAAACCAAGTTCGTCATCAGTAAACTCTTTTAATACCTTAAAGCGCATTTAGGGCCTCCTAGACAATCTCTTTCCAGTTGGCTGAATCGCTACCAGGAGCTGTTGAGGATGAATTTACTTTCTTAGTGGCTTCAAACAACTTACCTTCGTTTTGTACACGGGCGCCAGCTTCATAAGTTGCACCAGAAACCCATTGCTCAGCACGGATGTTCAATTTACCTTGTGCGCTTGGCTTCGCTTCTGGTTTAGAGGTCGCAATAGAAATGATGTACTTTTGGTCAAAATCAAAGACAAATGCACCAGTATACAGCAATTGTTCCACCAATTCACCAAAACGACCTGGGATGTTGTTGTTATATTTCGTTTCATCTACTTGGATAGGCGAAACGACTACCCCACCGATTGTCGCAACAGCTTGTACACCTTTAAGGTACTTAGATGGTACTTTGTAAACCGTGAATGTATCCAACTGACCGACATAACCTTTGTAAAGCACAGTTTGATTGGTGTCCCCTTGTGGAAGGTTGACAATTTCTGACTTAATCGCTTTATAAAATGCTGGCGTCACAAACAACAAGCGGTTTTCAACCACATCCAACTCATCCAATTTCTCAGAAACATCCAAGACAGCTTGGTAAGAATTATTAGCACCTTTAGTATTAGCTGGTACGACATTATCGCTGACATTACCAAGAAGAGCGTCAAAACGAAGATGGTCTAAGTACGGCGCCACAACTTCGGCAGCTTGACGAGCGACAACATAATTGACATTGACTTCACCGTTTGAATCACGCTCATCTAGACGATCCACAAAACGCCCCCAGTATTTTTCTTGGTCCAGAGTGTATGTGCGTTCTTCTGTTTGTGCATGGTCGAACTCATTGTCAGCATTACGCTTGTAGTCTTTGAGTTCTGTTGTGTCAGATTTTGTAACAGTAAATGAACGCCCGTTCATTTCCACTGCATCATTCGATAGCAAAAGCGGAGCTGAGTAAGATTTTTTAGCAACAACTTTCTCGATAATCCCTAAGAATTTTTCACGGGATGTTGCGGTGTTAATATTTTCAAATGGCATATTTTATTTTTCCTTTCTTATTTCAAAAAATCACGTTCCCACTTTTCAACGGTTGGTTGTTCTTGTGGCGCTTTCTTCATCGGTGCACTTCCTTTGGTCTTATCAGCAACACCTTTTAAGACTGCTGCTTCCCAAGTCTTTTGAATAGCATCAATGGAATCACGTACACTATCAGCGTCAGCAAGATTAACCACGTCTACTAACTCGATTGGTAAGCCACGTTCGCTTAAAATCGTCTTAGCTTCAGCGGTTAGCTCTCGGCGTGTGATTTCTGCTTCACGGTCAGCAAGGTCCTGTTCACGCTTATCAAGCTGGTACTTCTGCTTGTCTTCAGCGTTCATCTTGGCTAATTTCTTAGCTTCTGATTCAGCTTTTTCCTGCTCTGCTTTCCATTTAGCAAATTCCTTGTCAATGATAGCATCAACATCGGCATCGGTGTACTTCTTTTCGTCTTTCGGGTCTGTTGTGACTTGTTCAGGTTCAGCTGCTACCTGTTTGTCATCTTCGACCGCTTCGACTGTTTGTGTTTCTTCGTTCATTGCGAACCTCCTATTTTTAAAGTCGTCCCCGACTGTTTTTCCATAGCTTTTACCGTCTTCAATGCTTGGACCAAAAAGAAAACTGGTCAATTTCGACCAGTTTAAAGTAATTTAGAGTAGTTTCAAGCAGTCTTTCCTGCTGTCAAGATGAGTGACCACCTCCTCACATAGAATCCAAAACACTGCGAAAACCAACAATATTTTGGGGTCCAATCGCCTCATAAGTATCATTGAAAATATCTTCCTTACATGGATATATTTCTCCGTGGATACCTTTAATAATATAACAGCCTTCGTCAGCTCGCATTACACCTTCCAAAGTCAAAATGTACAACGTGTTTGTTTCTTCGTCATAGTTAAGTTGACTTCTACCACAAAGACTGTAAACATCTTCAAAATTTCTACCGTTCCACTGAACTGCTTCAATTTCAACAGGTTTCTTACGATAACGCATTTTTTACTCCTTTATTTACGACTAAACCAAGACTTCTTGGACAGCTTGTTAGCTACTTTCTTTTCAAGATAATCAAATCTCGAATTCGTAGCCTGGGCGTTGCGTTCGATAATATTCTCTAGCTCAGCCACACGATTATATAGCCGGTTTTGACCGTTGACGATAATGTCTATCGTTGTAGAAATAGCCAGTAGCCATTGTTCCAAAGCTTGTATTGGACGATATTTCTTTTTAATCCGCTTATTCATGGCGTTCTCCTTTCCAAAAATTATAATCTTTTAGTGACCTTACCACACTTCTTGCAATAATAAAAATCAATCTTATAATGCCCTAAATCTTTGAACCAAAAATCATGAACACATAAGAAAGTCTTGATGAACCATTTTTTTATTTTACTTAGTTGGTACATACTCCCTCCTATTTTCTGCAACAAAAAAGCACTCGACTACTTGAGTGCTTATTTAAATAATTGGTCTGCCTTCTGCATATGCTTTTTTTGCTTCTTCTAACGTCATCTTATTTGGACCGCCGTCAATATTTGTTTCACCAGTGTTTTCCCAATTACATTCGCACACATCAAATAACATGACATTCCGTCCACAAACAGGGCAGCGAATGTACTCTTCTCCATCAATCAGGAAAATCTCGTTTGTAGTTTTCATAATAGTATTTCTCACCTTCATCTGGTTTTAACATTGTGTTCAATCGCGCCTGATTATTTTTGTTTCGCCGACCTATTACGATAATGTTCTCAGCCTTATCATAGCGAACTCTACGTCCACCCTCGGTCTCATAACCCAAAATATTTTCATCGGTAGGACTAGCAATCAGTTCCGATGCAAGTTTTCGATACTCTTCTTTAGTCAAACTTGGAAACTCATGACCGTGTTTCTCAAAATGACCATTAAAAGACTTCTCAGACGGGAATTTCGCTTTTATCCATCTAGCTTGGTCCTGTAACTGTCCATATCCCTCTTTATCATTATACTTCAAATCAATATAGTCTTCAAGCGATTTAGGGGCTTTATCTCCAAGAATTGACTTATATTTCTCGTACTGGTTATTGGCACGTTCAATCTTCCAAATGTCCAAGTTATCCGCCTTGTATTTTGGTTTGACATACTTCTCATACCAATCTTTATACGTCATATTGGCAGGGACTTGAATAGTTTTGCCTGTCACTGGGTCTCTGGCGCTTCTGGTTGCTTTGGCTAACCATTCTGAATCGTCTGATGCTATTGTATCCGACCGACACCAAGGATGCATAGGAGGATAGTTCTTGCCAGTTATCCGTTCACTAACTTTGTAGATTTTACCATCATGCTCTCGACAGATACTTGACGTTCTCAAATCTAATGTTGCGAGAAAACGATAATATTCCACATCTGCTTCTTCATAAGCCTTCGCTTCCATTTCTGCATGGAAATAACTCGTTTCTGTTCGAATCAACCGTCGAGCATTTTGACTCCCTTTTCCGAATTGAGCCTCAATGACTTCTGCGGTCTCGTGAGCTGACCGACCCGTTAACAGACTGACTGCCAATTGCTTTTGTAATTCACTTGCTAAGGCTTGAGTATTACCCCAAATCCTTTCAGAGTAATTCGCTCCCAGCCATGGCGTTTGCTGGATAGCTCTGATTTCCTCTGGGTCAATCCTGTTAAAAGCAAATGCCACACCAGACTGCTGCTGCAAATCAAAAACAGAGTGATAATAAGCATCTGGAATAAACTCATCATAGAAGGCTCTAGAAGCCTCATTTTCGGCTTTATACAATCGGGTGGGTAAATTATCCACCTCACGTTGCAAAGCCTCGTATCGCTCAATTCTGGAAGCGTAGGGAGCCAAATCTAACAAGATAAGCAACTGCCGTATCTCTTCACTGTCCGTTGTATTCTGTAAAGCTAATTTTAACTCCCGAATATCCGATAGATTCTTGACATTATCTAACACTCTTCTTGCTTCATCTTCCGTCAGTCCGTGGTCTCTGCGATAACTCTCAAAAATCTGGTCTATCTTAGAAGTGATATGCCTACTTGCTAGCTTGTGAATTTCATCGAGTTGTTTTGCGGTTTGCTCTGCCTTGTCCATTTCTTGAACCATTCGCTGAGCTTTCCGCTTCTCCCAATACTTCTGATTGTCCATCTGTCACGCTCTCTTCATAAGGCAAATTCTGGCTAAATGCAGGTTCTTCTTGCGCAGCCTCTTTTTCTTTTTCAAGCGCCTCAATCTCTGCATCTGGGTCTTCCACAAACGGCAAGAGCGAAATAAGTTGGCGTAGACTAACCTTGTCTTTGAGATTGCTGATAATTTGGGAAAGTTCCAACAAATTCTTTGGCAAACCACGGCTAAACTGCGGAATAATCGCCTTAGCATTTTCGTAAATCTGAGACCAGTTGTAATAATTCGCAAAAATCTGTATGCGTTTGTGTAAAGATTTGATATAGTATCGCTCTTTGGTCTTGGTAATCATTTCAAGGCCCAAAAGCTTAAATTCCATAGCTACCCCTGATGTATTCCCTGCGAAATTCTCATCTGAGAGATTGGGGACGTGGCTAAAAGTGTAAATATCTTCTTTCAGCGCCTTACGAAGTACTTCGACCGTAGCCTCATCCAAGACATTCTTCAAGAACTCAGCACTTGCGTCTTTAGGGAGTTCTAACAATCCTTCTTCTCGCAGTATCTCCATCGCTTCTTTTGCTTCTTCCGGTGTATCCGCCAGCGCTGCGCCATATAAGACCAAAATAGAATCAATAGCTTGTTCCTTGTCATTCACACGGTTGCCCATCAGTGAGTTATACGCATCTATCAAGCTAATCTGTTGCTCATAATCTCCGACCATATAGCGATTGTTTCGATATTCAATAATAGGCAGGGCTCCGAGATTATGCGGAACACCCTCTTCTGACTCTTTCTTTTGCTCACGTAAAGACATGCTATATTGCAGGTTCTCTGTCAATACCTGAGCTCGATAATACGTCTCTTCCGTCACATCGTCCTTCGTTTGATAATAATAGACCGCAAACAAAGGTTTCTGTTCAATCGAATCATCATAAACAATAAAAGTGTTCTCTGGTTCTAGACTGCGAGTTACCAGCTCATTTTCATCCTCTTTGACATAGATGTACTCATAAGCCCTGCCGTAGATTGCCATGTTCAAAGCGTTGTCTAAGTCTGTCGAATCAACATCTGCACTATCGAAAGTTTTTAGCAAATCCTCGATGTCCATATCGTCGGTCTTAGGATAGCGGATAGCATTGCCCATAAAGTAACCTGTGGCGGTATCCGCAATATCCTTAGCATGATTAGCAACCGTCTTAAAATTTGGCAGATTACTTCTGCGTGTGTGCTTCTCAATAGCATGTTTTCCAAGGTAGTAATCTTTTAACCTTTTTAACTCGTTAGCAGTCTTGTCATGCTTCAAAATCAATTTGTAAATGATATCCTTATCTAAATTCTGCTCGTTATACAACGAGCGACTATAGACCAATACTTCTTCCATTTTTGCTCCTTTCTACAAGCCGTAAAGCGATTTGCGTTTGACTTTGGCTTTAGTTCTAATTTTGTCATTAATTGCTTCGACTACGCCTGTCAGTGCATCTGCAGCATCATCATGAGCATTCTTACCTTCTCTTTGATAGCTCATAAGATTTTGATATAATTCTGACCAACGATGTCTCCAATTTTCAGGGAAATAGATATGCTCTATTGCCCAGGTCGTATTGGTCAAAATTCTTGCTTGTTTATTTTGAGACTGATGAAACCAATTAAAAACTGTATATCGGTTTTGGTAGCTATCTTGCGTCAAACGTTCAACGTTTCTAGCGAATCCGCGACCGCCATTATTACTTTCGATGTCACATGTATTGACTTGCCACTCTGCTAGTTTTTGAGCTAGCAAAGGCTCTGTTACTTCCATCGGTTCCTTTGTGAAAACAACGTCCAAGATATACGCTTCATTGTCCATAGTGACGCCGTAGATATAACTAGCTAGATAGTCCTTGCCTGTATCTGCCGTATCAGTGTAAGCACTAATACGCTTAAATGTCGGCTTGTCAACATAGGTTTTAAATCCACTGTACAACCTGCCCTTGATGTCAATAGGTTCTTGCTGGTAGTTCGCAGACGCAATATCAGCTCCCATAGTCTTAGTCTTTTGAAGATAAGCTTGTTTACTCAATACTTCGTCACAAAGCATCGTATCCGTAGCTTCGTCGTAAGCTTTCATGCTAATGTGCTTGACTTTGTAATCAGACTTAGGAAGTTCAATCAGCGCCTTACCTGCCAAATCTTGCGAATGCCAACGTGTCATGATAATAATGATTTTTCCGCCCTCTTCAAGACGTGAAAGCATCGTGTTCGTGAACCACTCCCAATGTTTTTCTAAAACGGTTGCGTTGTTAGCTTCTTCCGCATTCTTGATAAGATCGTCAACGATAATAATGTCAGCACCGAAACCAGTCGCTGTACCTGTTGGACTTGTAGCCAAGTAGTTATTATAGCCGCCTTCCAAACTCCACAAATTCATAGCTGCATCGCCATATTTTATATGCGTATCTGGAAAAATGTCGTTAAACACAACAACGTCTTCATCTGCCTTCGTTTCCTGAATAGCATTTCTGACATTTTTCGAAAATACAGTTGATAACGTTTCGTTGTACGAACCAGTCATTATCTTTTTATCGTTGTCATTTCCAAGCAACCACTGAACGAACATGCCTGCCGTCCTTGATTTTCCGTGTCTGGGTGGTTCATTGATAACCAACACATTATGCTCGTTGTCACTTAAAAAGCCTTGTAAGTCATTACAAAGCTCGACTAAGTATCTACGAGATGGTTTGTAGAAGTCGCTTGCCATCAAATGACAATAGTAAAAGAAATCGCGACGAGCTAACTCAAAACGTGCTTGTTGCCTGATTGCCGCTCTATCCATCATCAATCAACTTCCTTAACTCATCCGTTGTCAAGTCGGCAAATGGGTTGGTTTGGTTGATATTGACTTCACCATCGTGTGTCACTGCTTGTTTTGTTTTAAAATCGTTGTCACGACGTTCTAAGTACCATTTTGACAAGTCTATATCCCCATCTTCAATCGCTTTCGATATATTAAGTTTTGCCCGTGTTTTCACACGTTGCTTAAGCAACTCTTTTCGCTCCGAAAATTCAGGATTTTCCTTACAGTAATCATAAAGAGTTGTGGTTCCTATATCAGCTAGAAGACAAGCTTCTTCATCGCTCAATCCTCTCACAAACAACTCTTCTAATTTCCGTAGTGTTCCTTGCGTCATCTTGGTTGGTCTACCACGCTTTGTTTTCGCCAATATCATCACCTCCAATCAAAATTAAAAAAGCCACACTTCGTTGTGTGACTAATGCATATTAGGTCTTGGTCCGATATGCGATTGACCAGACCTCCGAGTCAAGGTCCCCGCAGGATTCACTTACTCTTAAACGGGAACAGCAGGGCTCGAACCTGTGACCGTACGATTAGAACTCGTATGCTCTATCCAGCTGAGCTATGTTCCCAATTTAGATACCGAGTTCGATTGTATAAGGAGATTGGCTGTCAATTGACAACGACTGAAATGTTAACGTTTATCTCTTCTCGGTATCTTGACAATACTATTTTAACATCGACAAAAACGAATAATCTATACAAAAACTTTTGATTTCTTGGTCAAAACTCTAATTTTGAACTAACAAACTTCCGCTTCTATATTGTTCAGCAAACGATAGCAAGGCATCGTTGAGTTCGATATAGAAACTAGCCTCTGATAAGTACAAGTCGTTGTAGATTTCAAAATCATATCGCTTGCCTGCGTAAAGATACTTCTCGTAAAGTATACGTCTATGCGTAGGATTGAGTAGATTATTAATCGCATACTCGATAGCTTCAAGCTCTGCCTCAGCATCTACTCGATTGATTGCCAAGCGTTCCACGGGCCTGCTCGGATTGCCATTAGCTTGTCTCGGTTCGAAAGTGTACACTGCAGTAACTTTCTGTCCATCTACATCGTTCGCTACTCTACGCCAGCGAGGGTACTCTTTCAGTTTTCGTTTTGCATTAGCTTTCGTTTTTTCGAAATCAACTTCTGGAAAAAAAGTCATCTGCTCATACCTTTCTGTGATATAATAGTTTTAGAGTTTTATTCACAGAGTCGGTACAAGTAGTGCTGGCTTTTTTTATTTTTCCCACAGCTGTCTCTGATGGCTGTAATACGGATATTCAATCACAATCTTCTCCCTCTTCCTCGGTATGTATTTAGGTCTTTTAGGTTTAAACACAAGCTGAATATACAAACTGTCGATGGTATTCATGTTTTTTTCACTGGGTATTACCCCTCTTAGCCATCTATTTAGTTGTGTTACATGTACGCCTATTTCATCTGCGCACACGTCTTTTGTCCAACCGTTATGTCGCATTATGAATAAAATTTTATCTGCTGTGGTCATCTACCACACCCCCTCAATTTCCAGACGATTGTCTGATAAAAGATTGAATTCAAAGCCGATTTGACAATCCGACGAAAGACGAACCAACCCCGTTTCCAAATCTACGAATTCATGCAAAACTGGATAAACGTTGGCTATCGTTAAAACAACCTCTTTGTCCTCGTCATACATCTGCAATTCTTTGATTAGTTCTTTAATGGTCATCCCAACTCCTCCAACGCTACCCATCTGAATTGTGGGTATTTTTTAGCTTCTTCTTGGGTGCAGCGACATGCGTAGGTCTTTACGATTAATTCCGAATCCGTATCAATAATCGTATGTTTTCCATCTTTTCGGACAAGGATAGAATACTTCATCCGCTTCGGCTCTGGCACATCGACCAGTAGCACACCTAGATTTTCGTTAGTCATTGGTTGCCTCTTGTAATTTTTTTAAAGTGATTTTTGCATAAATCCATACCGTGAAATCTTTTGGAACATCTGTTGCAGAGCAACTTGTCACAAGTAAGAAACCTTTGTTGCTGATTTTTAAATAAACTGAAACTTCGATAGAATGCTATTCCTGTCTGACCAATTATAAAATCACACAGCTTTGTTGCTTTTCTCTTGTAGCACTCGTGGCATATATCATGTTTCGGTATGAATTGGACAACGTTGGTCGTCATTTAACACCTCCTGTTTCTCAGCGCTCACTACCCAAACTCTACCACCGCAAATCTTTTTCACTAATTTATCTTTAAGCGCTTCTTTTAATTCGTTGATAGCTAAACTACGTTTCTCAGACCTCATCACTCCGCCTTCTTAATCATATAAAACGCATTATGCGCACCATAATCATACAACCAATAGCCATCGCGTTGCGCTTTACGGATATACCAGCTTTTGATTCTTGATTTGGTATCAATCAAACGTTGCATGTACTTTTCAGCTTCTACTGCCGTATCAAATGTGCCTTGTAGTTCTGGCTCGTTGTCATTTATTCGGAAATATAACTCAAACATTACTCCACCTCTTTCGCAAATCCCGCATCCCAAGCCCATTCAAAATCCTGTTTGATTTCGGATTCGGTGAGTTGAAAATCAGAGTCACTAAAATCTGGTCTTACATATACACATAGTTCAATAGCGTTATCGTTGTTATCCCTGCGCTTGAGGACTGTAGCGTTCCACTTATTTGCATTCGGATTCGGAATCTCCACTGTATACAACTTTTCCTGCTCAATCTCGTAGCCGTCAAGCCATGCACGGGCTATCATATCAACATTCTCAGGAATCAAGTCGTCATTCTCATCATATGCCCAATCACCGACTTTCTCATCGTCATCCAGTCTATAAAGAACTTTTTCCAAATGCCAACCGGAGCGTTTACATTCCTCAATCCACTCCGCTACATACTTCGGCACCACAACCTTTTTCAAACCAATTTTATCAATTGTATTGACGACGATTTCAAGAGGTACGTAATCAACTGACTTTACCTTTTGTTGAATTGAATGCGCTCCACTGTTTGTTTCTACAAGCCTACCTACTTGTATTTTATCTTGCTCAATAATCTCAATCGCTTCCTGTTTATTCATCTGTTCCCTCCTACCCCACAAACATCTTACTTAGATTTGTCTGTTTTGCTTGTTTTAATAAATCTATGGTTGCCTCTTCCTTGGCTTCCATCTTCTCAATCACATCCAGATACTTCACGATTTCTGCTTGCTTCTCCAAGTCCGTATGAATTTTCAGCTTCATCTCGTTCAGGGTATCCATCTGGATATTCAGACCCGTCTGGACTGTATAGATGAAATGCCCTGCTTGGCAAGAAATAGCATGATAGAGATACTTAGGTAACACCATGTCATTCGGCAAAAATACAGCGTAATGACTTGGAATTTCCGCTTCTTCAGCATGGTAAAGAACTTGCCCTCTTGTCGCGCTAATTTGTATCAAGGTACAGCCGGCTGGATAGACCCTGCCACTTGACCGCTCTATGTTTGCTAGTTCTGTAATTTTGGCTAATTTCATTACCATAATGTTAATTGCTCGCTTTCTTCTGTGATAAGTTTGGAAAGACGAGGCTTGTCCACATACTCACGCATTAACTCTTGTTCTGCTTCCAGCTCTGCCTGCTTGGTTGGATCTGTCGCAACCAGTTGACCGAACAATCTCGCAAACTCTCGCTCCGTTTCAGCAATTTCCCTGTCGATCTCTATCAACTCCCTCAAGATGACCCCTAAGGGTTGGACTTCTTCAGGGATAAAGGTATCGACATAGCGGGGAATATTCAGGTTGAAACCATTCTCGACAAGCTTCTCCCAGTCAGCTATGTAAGAAAACCGCTCTGTTGTCATTCTCAAGGACACTACCGAAGTAATCTTCTTGATATGCTCCACATCCAAACTGTTCTGTGCCTTGCCCTTGGTAAATTCATCCTTGGCATCAACAAAGAACACATCTTTCTGGCTTCGCCCCTTTCTCAAGAGCAAAATCGCAACTGGGATACCTGTATTCAGAAACAGGTTGGGTGCTAGACCGATAATGGTATCGATTGCCCCGTGTTCCAGCAACTGCTGGCGAATAGCGCCCTCGCTATTTGCACGAAAGAGAACACCATGTGGAAGGATTAGTGACATACTGCCACCGTCTTCCAGTTGATGGAAACCGTGCAAGAGAAAGGCAAAATCTGCCTTGGTTTTGGGTGCTAGTCCAAAGAGGTCAAACCGCTCATCACTGATTGGCGTCCATGCCATCGAGTAAGGTGGATTTGAGATGACTACTTCAACTTTCCTGTCACTTGGACTATCTATCTGACTGATAACACCATCCTGGATAGAATAGACATTGAAACATTCCCGTGTCAGACTATCTCCGTGGATAACTTCAGCATCGATCTTGCGAATGGCTAAGTTAATCAGCAGAAACGGGATAACCTTGGCAGAAAATTCCTCACACCTCACAAACTCCACATCTGGATGATAGTTGAGGTATTGGATGGTTAGACTCCCCGTCCCTGCACAGATGTCTGCTAGACTCTTGCCACCTCTGGACACCCTTGCCAGTAATTCCGCCACACCATCGGGCGTGTAGTCCTGTTTCAACTTCTTGCGGTCAGCTCCCTCTTCCTGAAAGAAATCACGGAACTGATCCAGTTGCCTATCGCCATAGATGGTAGCAATGCGAGCGAGTAAGTCAGACTGCTCATGGCTGAACAGCTTTGTCATTAGTGTCTGTGGAACTTCAAAAACCTCTTTGACGCCACATATTTCTAAAATAGCTTCTCTCAACTCCGCCTCCCATTCAAATACTCAGGCATATCCTGTCCGATTTCAATCTCGTGATATTGCTCCTTGGTCACCAGGAATTTCCCATACGGCCTAACCTCGACATAGTAATGACCATCAACCACATCCTTAGCGGTGACCTTGCCAAACATCTCTGTATCAGCGTTGTCTACTTGGTAGATGATGATGGGTTGTTTTAATTTCTGGCTCAACTCATCAACCTTATACACGACTATTAGAGGTGTCGCCAGGATTGAAAATAAAATATAAAAGTTCGCAATCGCTGAAAGATATTTCTTCATACTTCCTCCATATCCTCAATCAACCAATCCAAATGTTGTCTAGCTTTCTTCAAGTCCTCGACACCGTTCTTCTGCTGAAATCGCAACAGATATTTGATGACATTGCCCCAGTAGTAGGCGCGCTCGCCTGCTAAATCCCAGATAAAATTCTTGACCACATCCAAGGCTTCCATACCATGCTTACCTTGGTAGTGTTTTGGTTTTGTTACGTTATCGAATGGTTTCATTTGCTTCCTCCTTCCACAATATTCAACGCGTCCTCAACACTCCTAGCTACACCGGCTAAGGCGCCAAATTTTCGCATTCGTTCGATAAACTTCTCCTGCTCTGGTCTCACACGACCCTTTTCGTTTTTAACTTCAATGAAAAATATTTGTCCATCAGATCTAAATCCAAACAGGTCACTAAAACCTTTTGGCAGACCTGTATCGAAATACCGTCCATCTGCCGTACGGACTTTACCAACGTTGGCACGGAAGACCAGACACCCAGCTTCCGTCAAACCAACTCGAATATCATTTTGTATTTTATGTTCTTTTTCCATATATTTCCTACTAAAAGTTACACATCTCGAAAAAAGATAGATAACCTCCAAAAAACCAGTCATATCAAGGGTTTAGCCCTTGTTTTACCCCTAAAAGTTACCCGTTACCCCCTATTTTCTATTTATATATATTTTTTATATTTATAATTTAATAAATAATAAGGGAAGATAGGTAACCGGTAACTTTTTTAACAAAAACTCAATTATATCAAGGGTTTAACTAGGTTACCTATCTATAAAAGTTCGGTAACCTAATCAGTAACCAGTAACTTTTTATCAAGACAGACCGCTGTCGTGTTAGGGTCGTTATCGTTATCCCAATAAAAACCTGTATATCTGCGAGGGACATCTAGTGATGGCTTAAATCTCCTTGTCGGTTTCGCTCTTTTTTTCTCCCATTCTGCAGGGAGTAATTTGATGAGCTGACGTTCAAACTTACCCTTAGCCACTTTTGTAATCCCTTCTTCTTTGCACCACTCCTGATACAACCACCACAAGAAACGAACCGGCAGGCGTTCGGATTGAAATGTTCCGAACCATTCATCGATAAACGCTTTAACTGTATCGTTGCTAGATTTGAATTCTTCCAAGACATCTAGCGTCGCCTGTGGCTCGCTGAATCGTGTGAAGTTTAACTCAAGGGCTTTTTTCAACACATACTGTTTCACATCATCCCTATTGATGTACTCATCCTTAATCTGCCAATTATCTTCCTTGGCTGAAAATGTCTTTCGGAAGGGGATGATAAGAAAACGCCGATAGGTTCCGTTGGTTTTATTTTTAAACCTTGGCAATTCGTTGGTTGATTGAATGACGGTCTTCTTGAACACGGTCGAGTAAGGTTGCTTGTTCTTCTCCTCGACTAATACTGGCTCACCAGTCACAACACTGTTAAAGTTCGACGATTCGTCAATGTAAACACCAGCCTGCACATCGTCCCCAATGATGACAGTTTTACCTTCAATCATTGACAAGGCGAAACGCTCCGAAAACTGATTCAATTTCAAGGTTGCTACATTACGAATACCGACAATATTTGTAATCAATTGTTGGACCGTACCCTTACCGTCATTTCCTTCACCGACAAACCAGATAGACTTCCTGTACGAGTAGTTCCCATTTAGGCTGGCTGAAATAACCTGCCATAAGAGATGAACCAAATCTTTGTCACCGCTCATCAAATCCAGTAACCAATCGTCCACATCCCAACCGTCAATGTTTGGTGATTCCGCAAATGGGTCATACTCTGTTTCAATAGTCGAGAAAGCCACAAACCGATGGGTAAACCCCGACATCTTCTTCAACTGTTTGTCAAAAATACCGTTTTTCACCAGAATGAAACGTTTCGGATCCTGGTAATCCCCGATAGAAAAATCACACGAGAACCCATCATATAGATATTTCCGTTTGGTTGCTGCTAACATGAACAGTACGTTCTTGGACCGTGTCTCGGTAAAAGTGGGTTCTAACAATCTGATAACCTTGTAAGCAAAAGATGGGTCTTTATGATAATAACCAGCGTCAGGATCATAAACTGCCACCCTATCGTTCGGTAGATTGATTACATACAGGATTTGCTCCAAACCTTCCGCCACAGCCAACTCTGTCAAGCGTTTCGGTGCGTCGTTAATCTGCTCCAGGGTTCCATACTGTGTTTCTTTCCACTTAGCTTTTTCCAGCCAGTCGTTTCGGTAATCGCGACAAGCCAGGCGAATCTCACGCCAGTCGGTCGGTTTTTCGTAGACAGCTGGATGTGGAACGACGTTTTCGTACTCTGCTTTAATCTTCGCTATATCCAATACCACTTCGCCTATCAAACTCCTTTCTTAACATACTTTCAAATGTCCTATCCACCTCCTGCTGAGATAAAGGACTTGGCGTATAATGATTAGCTATTTTGGCTAACATATAAGCCGCTTCCTCATCAACGCCACGGATCAATAACCCGCCAATCAAACTAGCTAGATTATTGTTTCTTCCACCTTCATCACCCAGACCGAAAACAATTTGTTCAAATAGCTTAGCCGTTTTGCTGCTGTATTCTGGGTTGTATTTTGTTGTAAAATTGATTTTGCTTGGTTTCTTCCCTGCTTGTAAGATGTCCAACAGCTCTATCGGAGCCTCTGCCATCTCTTCGACAGACTGATCCCAGACATACTTTCCTCTGGGATTATTGCTAGGTGCTACCAAGACATAATTGTTCGGGTGGGCCTTAATATCTATCCCTGGACGAACCTTAATATCCTGACTAATTTGAACACCTTTAGGTTTCTTGAGAAATATATGCCTGCCACCACTCGGCGTTGTCGCCTGTAGAGTGGCAGGGATATATTGCTTCAGTTCCCATTCCTCAAAACTGGAATAGCCATCCACATCATCTCGAACATCAATATCAATAACAAAGAAATCCGTTGTTTTTACAGCTATGTTGGCATCTGGATTATCACGCCACAGACGCTTGATTTCCAATTCTGAAAAAGTCTTATCCTTGTACGCTGTTATGGCACGTTTGCTCCTCTTATCAATCGGAATGACAGAAAAACCAAGACGAGCATAGTGCAAGGCGTATTCTACCATTCCTGCCATAAACTTAGAACGGTAAATCTAAATCATCCACAACAGGCTGACTAGCTTGGACAGCAACTGGTGGCAATTCTGATTGCTCGTATTTCTTGATATTCAGGTTGTCATAGGTCTTGCCGTTGTATTCAGACTGCTCATTCTTAACCGTGACTTTCAAATTCTTACCCTTGATAAGGTTCAAAAACTGCTCCACGGTCTGAATTTCAATGTTTTCAGGCAATTTTACCGCCTTAGCATAACGCTGAAGAGCAAACTCAGGGTATTGCAAGGTTTCTTTGTTGATCCAAATCTTGTCAAAGATAAGATTGTTGCGGAACTTCTGCTGGAAGTCCTCACGGATTTTCAAACGAATATCCAAGAAATCTGTACCGCCTTTACTTGCAGATTGCTCCACATGTGAAATAAATACTTCGTAAGTTCCGTCTTCAATAGATGAAAATTGTTCTGCTGCTTCATAATTTACTGTAAAAAGTCCCATTCTTAATTCCTCCAAAGGTTTAATTCTTTTTGTTTGTGCCACAGCCAGCCAGGGGCGTAACCGTGGATAATTCTAAATGCTTTTAATTCTGCGAGAGACTCACATCTCTCGTATTTCTTACCATATCGTTTGACACGCTTGTAGACCAAAGCCTCTTCCCGTGTCACTTCTATCATCTCACCACGGATAGAGACAAACTCCATCCCCTGGTTGATTAAAGTTAACGTTTCATTTGTTGCCTCCTTTTCAATATCCTTGATAATTTTCAATGGTTCACCACAGTAAGGACATTTTCCATCGACAATCCTATCCCTATAAAATGTCGCAAAGCAATTCTCGCAAGTCTTAGGTGCCTCTTCCTTCTCTTTACTGGATGATTTTCTTTTATCAACGCCTTCCAAGGTCCAGTAGCGGTCATCGTTTGGTAGACCGTGCCGAATGTGGTTTCCAACATGGTCAATTAGTATGGCACGTTTGCCATCTCTGGGATTCAAGGCACGCATTGCAAACTGCAAATACAAACTTAACGATGCCGTCGGTCGTAGCATGATGCAGACATCAACGCCTGGCAAGTCAATTCCTTCGGTAAATAAATTGACGTTCACCATGATAGTCACTTCTCCGTCACGAAAGGCACGCATTGCCCGCTCTCGTTCGACTTTCGGAGTTTTTCCAGACACTACGGCTGATTGGTACCCTGCTTCAAAAAATCGCTTAAAAACCCTCTCAGCGTATTCTACGCTATGGCAATATACGATAGCTTGTTTTCCCTTTGCCAAACGTTCGTAATGGCTCAAGTAATCGCCGTGCTGTTGCTTGAAATCAAAACTATCATCAATCGACTGATTCGTGTACTCGCCCTGCCGTTTCCTTAGTTTTGCCTGATCAAGCAAATTGATAGAATAATAATCAAACTCTGAAATATTTCCATGTTCCTGCAACCACAAGATAGATTTACCAACAACCAAATCATCTGCCATATCGTCAAATCCAGACCCATCCAAGCGTATTGGCGTACCTGTAAAAAACAACTGAACCGCCTGATGATAGTATTTTAAAATCTGTTGGTATTGACTAGCCTTGATATGATGCGCTTCATCTACCAAGACGAGCGTTGGCACAGGTAATTTTCCTAACTTCCTGACGATACTGCCAACTGTGCCGATATAGACCAATCCCATGTCGACACCTGCACGACTGAACGTCTCAAAAACTTGTTCGTTGATTTCCTTGCGATGACTGAAAAACAATACCGTCTTTTGCTTATTTGTTGCATTCTTGGCAATGTGGGCCATGCAAACTGTTTTTCCAGACCGTGGCGGTGACTGAACCATGATTTTACGGTGACCTGCAAGCATGGATTTCTTGATGTCCAAAATCAGTTCAACTTGGTAATTCCGTAGTGAAAAGCTCATCTACTTTGCACCCCTTACGGTCATCCAGACGATTTTTTGCGTAGACACTAGCCGACGGTTGTAAGATAAAACCTCTCACTTCCTCGCCGTCTTCGGTGGTCTTTTTGACCAATCTAGCCACCACATCGGTCAAGCCTAAGAAGTTATTCAAAATCTTAGAACGAATATCAGGCATGGCCCTGTTGTAAATCATGCCATTTTCATCCGTCCACTGATCCGAAGTCTCCCAAGCTGTAAACACAATACGTTTTTTTAGCTGCAATAAGGCCCGCAAACTATCCAAAATAGTGAAATCTACCCGTTGGTAGTCCGCTTGAGAAGGCACCCTGTGGTTCTTGCCCTCGCGACCCAAATTCGCTAGGCAAGCCCGAAAGAGTTCTGATACATTGTCGACGACGATGGTGTCGAATGGTTCAGCCGCTCCTTTTAGTAGTTCTTTGACAACATTCAACCATTCGTCCCAGATTTTATGCGTGTCTACTTCCGCAATAGAAATATTCTCACACCCACTTAGGACCTTGGACGACTTATCTATATCAATCACCAAGGTCTTACCTGGGATATATTTTAATACCGAAGTCTTACCAAACCCTGGATTTCCATAAATGAGATAACAGGAATCATTTAGCGTAATATCGGTTGCTTTTGTAATTTTCATTTCACCACCAAACTTCGCCCTTCTGTTAATTCTGCTCCAGATACAACTTGTCCATTTTTGATAGCTTTCTTAATTTCAGTTTTATTCGGCTCTACTTTAACTTTCAAGAAATCATCGGTTAATTTCGTTGCATCAAAAACCGTGACACTTTCAGTTTTTCGAAGCGATAATTTAAACAATCCAGTATCTACTTTTTGTTGGTTAGTTAAGAGCATCGCTTCTTTTACGCGTTCCTTAAAACGTTCTGCCCGCGCTTCAGCTTCTTTTTGTTTTTTGGCGAACGCGTCTTTTTCAGCCTTAAACCGCTCTGCATCGGCTTCGGCATTGCGTTGCATTTTAATAAACCATTCACACGACTGCGCGAAATCTTCTTCAAAGTCAATGCTTTCAAGCGTGTCATTAAACGTTTCATCGTCCAATTCCATAGCTTGAAGCTGGACATAAATCCCTTCTAATTCGTACAAAAACGCCATATTATAAATCCTCCATAAAATGATTTTCCAAAAATTTAACGTATGCAGCGATATACTCCAACTGGTCATGGCCGTAACCTTGTTTGTGAGTGATCATGCAGGCAACATAGCGATCATGCATAGCCAGAAAATCTTTGATACCTATTGCTGCATCACTTTCCATCAATTCGATTAAATCTTGTCTTGTCATAATCTAGCCAAATCATTCAGCAACATCCGTATCTCACGAGCATTCAAGCGAATTTGGTTGCTATCAATCTCTCTACGATTTGCTTCCCGTAGGACTTCAATTTGCTCTTCCAAAATCTCTTTCTGATACTCACGGAATGCTTTTAACCTTCCATCTTTCTCAAAAAAATCTGTATAGTCAATACCACCGTTATCTAAACGAACTGCCCGACGATTTTTCACATCTTTGGAAACCGAAGCTTTGATAGTGTTCTCTTTAATTTTTAAAGCCTCTGACGCTTCCTTAGAAGATGCGTTCGGGTGGTCGCGATAGTATTCCCTAATCCTTTCAATACTAGTCATAAGCCCTCCATTTACCGATGATTCTCGGTTCTACATCCGATTGACAATATGGACAAAATATCATCGGCTCTTCTGAGCGTGATTCCCATTGCTCAAGACATTCGTCACACACATATTCTCTGTCGTAAATTGTCATATCAACCCTGCCTGTAATTTAGCTATCTTCAGTTCCATAGCCAGCTCATAGGGTGACATGGCTTGATAAAACTGTCGCGCTTTACCTGTGATATACACAATCTGATCAATAAGGTTTTCTCTGCCGATACCCTCGTTAATTCGCATACCGTGCTATCTCCTTATCTACTTGCTGAGCGTTCCGTTTCAGCCCGTTGCGAGCTTTTTCAATGTCACAGGTACTCTGATACCCCATGCCTGCCTTAAAGCCGTACAGATAATCTCTACGCCGAATTTCTTCAAACTCTTTGCGCATCCGTCTTTTCTCTGCTTTCCGTTGTTCCACAATGCCTACTGCCAGCAAAGGCACTGCGAAAATTGATAATGTTAAAATTGCTTCTGCCATAAAATATTCCCTCGTTTCAGACCTTGTCCAGATTGGTCTTTTAGTCTTTTTCGCTAAGCCAAATTTTAATAGCTCTTTTCTTCCATTTTGTCCCCTCTTGCTCTTTAGGGAAATTCGGTAATTTTCTGTATTTATCAAAGACGGTCCCGTCTACCTTTAGAAATCTGATGCAATCCTTTCGGTTCATCATTTCTGGGAAACCATCGTCGTTGTCCTTTTCTAGTAAAATCTCGTTTACAACGTCTCTTATTATCGATTTTATCCAGTCGGATAAGTCAACAAATATCTTGTCCATAACAGGCCTCCTGTGTTATAATTCTGTTAGATAATTTTGTAAGCCACTGTTCCCACAGTGGTTTTTTTATTTGCTTTTTGCTAATTCGTCCAGGCTCACATCAAGAGCCTTGGCGATTTTTTTTACTGTTCCAAAATGCAAATCTTTAACCTTTCCGTCACGAAGTCGATAAAGCATTGCTGGATCAAGTCCTGCATTCAATGCTAGCCTATAAACCGAAAAACTTTTTTCAGCCAAAATTCGTTCGATATTTTTCCACAACATATTGTTTTACTCCTTACCAATATTTATATAATTAGTTTTTATGCTTATATAGGTTTATACACTACATATAGTGTCGATTTTTGTTTGTGTACACTATATGTTGACAATCTTGCTTTTTTATACTATAATAAACCCATGACAATCAGGTAAACAAATCCAACTTTAACTACCAAATCTAGTGATTTCCTCCTGTGCGTCAAATATTAAGGAAAGGAGGTGATTATATGAATATAGAAGAAAAAAATTTACAACATGTGTATGTATCGCCAAGCGACCATCCTCAAGGTTATCAATTTATTCCCAAAGGTAATCTAGTCTATAAGTTTGTAAACAGTTCAGACCGATTATATTTTCAAATATTTTATATTTTTGACGACGGAACAATTGTTTTAGATGAGGTTTCGCAAGGCCAAATTACTATTAAATCTAATAATGAATTCACAGTTGAAGGTGATTTTATTAGATTTGTTTAGTTGAGTCTATTTGTTCTTTAGTCCAATTCCCAAGGACTATTTTTCCTGAATCTACTGTTGCCGCAGTAGGTTCTTTTTGCATATACGGATATCGTTTTGGTCTCATGTTTTTCTCCTTTCTAGTTCGTTAGTTGGGTAGTTTCTACATGATAAAAAATCATGTATTTTTTAAAAAATTAACGTCCAAGTAAATCAGACGAACTTACTCCAAAGAATTCGCACAATTTTAATAGATTATCGCCTTTAATGACTGTAATGTCATCTTCCCATGCTCCAATTGTTTGATAAGCAACACCGATTTTTGAAGCAAGTTCTTTCTGGCTCATCTTATTATTCTTTGCACGAAGTTCTGCAATTGTGATTTTTGGTTTTGCCATTCAGTTCTCCTTTCACATGATTTTAAGTCATTTCCTTGACCTTGACTATATGATACATGATTATAAATCATCTGTCAAGCGTTTTTTTGATTTTTTTTCATCTTTTTTTGGTATTTGCACAAAATCACTTGATATAAAATCACTTTTTGCTTATAATATACCTATGAATAGAGAGGTAAAAACCATGGCTGATGCAAAGATAAAATACCCTGAAGTAGGGCAAAGAATTAGAGAGCTGAGAGAAATGAGAGGGTTCGAGCAATTAGACATAGCTAATCAACTTGGTTACAAATCTCAAAGCACAATTTCAAAATGGGAGAGCGGAGTGAATTTGCCAACTGGCAAAAAACTAATTTTATTGGCTGAAATGCTAGATACTTCCACAGACTACATTCTTCATGGAAAAATTAGTGACACTTCCACAAAAGACACCACTCCCACAATCGATTTCAAGGAAATGGCAGCTGAGTCCATGTCTTATGACGGCATGCCTCTCAATGATGAAGATATCGACCTCATTGCCTCAATACTCGAAACTCGCATGAAAAACAGAGATAAGGAATAATTGCCTATGATGACACCAGAATCAGTCTGCGCAGAGCGTGGAATTGATTTGGTCTATTTTGACGGTAGAGATACGGACAAGAAAGGCATATACAACAAGCGTGCGAACATGATTGCAGTTGACGCCTATTTGGATGAAATCCAACACAAGAAAGTCATCTACCATGAAATTGGACATCAAAGTCATGATCCGGCACAATATGACCGAAGACGCGAACAGTACGAATTGCAGGCGGATAGGAATATGATTCATTACCTGGTCAAAGAAGAATTGGCCTTGATGGACGATGTCAGAGAATTTAATTACGTTCGCTTTATGGAAAAATACGACTTAAAAACCATAGTTAATGAGACTATGGTGATTGAGGAGTTTAATGGGTTGGTTGCGACAGAAAGAGAGCAATATTTTTGAAACCAAAATTATCATTTGAAGATTTGATTGATAGACTAACCAATGAGAAAGGGATTACTCTCGGAACTTTTTCAAAAGAGCAAGTTGAAGAATATTTAAAAATACGTAGTTACTATTATAAAATTTCTAGTTACAGAAAGAACTACCCTAAACTCCCAGATGGGAAATATGATAATCTGACATTTAACCACCTAGAAGCGACTGCAAAAATCGATGTTCGTTTAAGAGAATACCTTCTTCATCTTTGTCTAGATGTCGAACATGCCACTCGAACAAACCTGATGACACAGTTAACCGAGGATGAGGATGAAGATGGGTACAAAATAATCGAAGATTTTCAAGATGAGTTCCCTGATAAATTTCATGAGATTTTAGAACACTTCCGAAACAACAAGTACAAACAAGATATGTTCGAAAAACGAACCCAAATTTCTGCGTGGGTATTTATGGAAATAATAGACTACGGCACACTTGTGCAGTTTTTGGAATATTATATCCAATCTAGGCTAATATCTAGCGGGAACCTGTACTCTACCCAACACCGTTATATAAAAAATATTCGCAATTCTTGTGCTCATAACGATGTATTCCTCATAAATCTTTTCGATAAAAAATATTATATTCCTAGACCAAATCCAGCAACGAAATCATTTGCTGATAGCATGGGAATCAATAACGGTTTGGTTCGATATTTAAAAATTATTGATATTATCAATTTGTTTTATGTTCATGCCAATATCTGTTCTAACGAATTAAACGCTAGACGATACCAAGAAGGTCTAGCAATTATTCAAAAATTCGATGAACAAAAAGAATTACTGCATCATTCAACTTACTTAAATAAATTTTTTAATAATATTTTTTACAAATGTGTTGACTTTTTAAATAAATAACGATAGTATAGTTATGAGGAAACAAGGTAAAACCTTGGCTCGCACGTAATGTCGGGTTATTGAAGAGAGTCAGCATGAAAGTGTTGGCTTTTTTCTATTTGTAAAAAAAACAAAAATCCCCACACTCTCCGCCGGCAAGCTTGAGTGTAGGGTAACCAAATAAGCAAAGACCAGCTATTCAGCAGGACCTTTTGCGTACTCTAATTATATCACTTTAAGGAGGTGATGCCAATATCCTTTCAAAAAAACCTTGTCCAGATTGGTCTTACAGAAAGGAAAAGAGAATGAAATATACAAAAACAAAATACCCAAATATTTTTACATACGAAACACAAAAAGGATTGCGTTACTATGTCCGCAGAGGATACTTTGTTAATGGCGACAAGAAAGAATTTACCAAGAGCGGACTACGAAGCTTGAAGGACGCCCAGAGAATTCTAAGGGATATTGAAGAAAGAATTTATCATGATGAAATGGATGTCAACCTAGAACTGACTTTAAATGAATACTGGGAAATCTACTCAGCAAAGAAAGAAAAAACAGGTCAATGGAATGATACATCCATCTACACTAACGCAGGCATTTATCGTACCATGATAAAAGAAAAGTGGGGAAACCTCCCGCTTAAAAAAATAAATCGCAACGATTATGAAGAACATCTGGCAGAAATGCTTGGCCAGTACCGCAGAAATAGTGTGCTTACCAGTAATCGACTTTTGAATTCCATTTTAAACGATGCTGTCAAAAATGGAAATCTTAGACAAAATAAATTGTCTGGCATTTATCTTGGGGAATCAGAGTTAGAACCTCTTAATAAAGAGTTAAAAATCGATGATTTTCAAACGTGGATAAAAACCGCAGAAGAATTACTATCGACTACACATTTTGCATTTGTCTACCTGACTATTTTCGGACTTAGACGCGGGGAAGTCTGTGGTATCAGGTTCATGGACGTTACTTTCGATTCGAATAATCGAGCAGTCTTAAATATAAGAGACTCTCGTTCCAACAGGACAAAAGATGGTGCTGGAAGAACAAAAACAGAAAGTTCTGTGCGTTACGTTGTTTTAAATGACAGAGGCAGTGAGTTGTTGTTACAGATCATGGAAACAGCAAAACAAGTCAAAAAGAAAGCAGACGTCATTGTTGAGCAGGAAAAGGATTACCTGAGCATCCGAATAAAGAACAATAAATACTATTTGGAAAGACCTGCTTTTTTAAACAAAATTTTTAAACGGGTAAGCGAGGAATGTGGCATCTATATCACTCCACACATTATGCGTCACTTCTTTACCACTCAATCCCTTATTGCTGGAGCCAGACCAGAAGATGTCATGCACTTCCTGGGACATGCAAGCCTTCAAACAACCAAACAATATACTCACATCAAAGAAGAACGAGCACATAATGTTACTGATCTATTTGACAAGAAAGTTCTATAATTTTCCCCGACTTCTTCCCGACAATTCCCCGACAACTACACCGAGTTATGACGATATCAACAATAAACATTTTTTCAAAAAGCTAGTAGTATCAACGTTTTCAAATTGTTACATAAATACCGTGATTGGTTGGGTATAGCTTTTTCTTAACGGCGAGATAGTTTTTTTATATTATCCTTTTTTGACTTGTTTTGCTGTTTCCATGATCTGTAACAACAACTCACTGCCTCTGTCATTTAAAACAACGTAACGCACAGAACTTTCTGTTTTTGTTCTTCCAGCACCATCTTTTGTCCTGTTGGAACGAGAGTCTCTTATATTTAAGACTGCTCGATTATTCGAATCGAAAGTAACGTCCATGAACCTGATACCACAGACTTCCCCGCGTCTAAGTCCGAAAATAGTCAGGTAGACAAATGCAAAATGTGTAGTCGATAGTAATTCTTCTGCGGTTTTTATCCACGTTTGAAAATCATCGATTTTTAACTCTTTATTAAGAGGTTCTAACTCTGATTCCCCAAGATAAATGCCAGACAATTTATTTTG